CTTCAGCAGCATCCTGAATGGTAACAGAACCAACAGTCTTGATGTGAAGCGTATCACCAGAGCCGAAATCGGAAACGTTACGAACGAACGATTCAGGAAGCAGGCCATCATGCAGGTTCACGAGGATGAACGAAGAATACTGTTCTGCCTCAATGAACGCACGAGTATTAGTAGTGAGATTCATTTAATTAACCTTACGAGGGATCACCCTGTAATACCATGATCCTTGTAAACCTTGTCTCGAATCTGACGCATAAGGTCAGCACGATTTCGATCAGTAGCGCCCGACCCAGAGAGCAAGCTCTTCTCAGGACGTTTGATTTCTGTCTCAGCAGGTTTACCACCACGGATATTGAGGGAACCAATATTAGGGGAAGTGGAGGAACTAACGCCTCCAAATAGAGCAAGTACCAGAGCTGGGCTCTGAGCACTATCCAGCTTCAGCTTCTCAGTAGAAACACCAAGCTCAGCAGCCTTAGCTACCACAGCTTCCTGTGCCTTCTCCTTAGAGCCAAATTTCTCAATAAGCTTATCCTGCACACGCTTAACATTCTCAACAGCCTTGGTCTGCTGTTCTCGTGTCTCTAGTGCTTTCAAAACTCTAGCGTCTAACGCTGCATCGTCACTCTGTCCACCACTCGCAGGGGTTTCCTGTTTCGGTTTTTCGTCGTTCATATTTCCCGCCTTAAGTCGATCTAGTGTTTCTCGAAGAGTCTCGGTTTCCTTAGCCTTCTCGGCAAGGGTTGCATTTTCAGTTTCGATACGAGCGATATGTTCTTGGGAAGCCCGAAGGGCATCGAGAGCATCTTCAACACTAGTGTACTTGGGGGTGCCATCAGGACGCACGATAGAAGTGAGCTTCTCAACCCAGATATCAGCGATTTCCTTGGCAGCAGCAGGTTCATTCAAGGAAGGGGTAATTTCCTTATTTCCGAATACGTCGTCTTGGTCAGACATAAATTTCTTTCTTATATATTAATAGCTATTATATATAATAAACTTAGATTAGATATATTATAATACGTATATCTATAATTATATTAGTATATATTTACTATATATCACGAAAAAGAGCGTTTTGTTACATTTAGCTCTCTAAAAGACTAATTATTTCCATTAAAGCACGTTCATACCCAATAGAATCACCAATCAGTGCAGGGAAATGAGCTACTTCGTAGTTCTCTTTCTTGCGTACCGATACCCTAGTCGTTTCTACCTTAGCGTTAATAATCTCTATGAGGCGTTTTCTAACAAGCTGAGAGGAGATGAAGTCTCCCCTCAGTTCTTGCTTACGATCCTCTGCTAGTCCGTCAAACCATGTCGATTTCATTTATAAATCCATTGGGATAGATTCGGGATCAGGTGGGGTCTGCTGCTGAACTTCCATCTCTTCGTTAGCCTGATCCATTAAGGAAGCAGTCTTCTGCTGTTCTGCAACAGCTACGTTAGGACGGAAGATGTTATAACCACGAATATTCGTTACGTCATTGATGAAGTCGGTTAGAGCGATAGCACTCGTATGAGGAGCAACCTGTGCCCACAGAGGACTATTAGCAATACCAATAATATTCTGAAGCTCTGTAGCCTGCTGAGCAAAGTGTCTAGCACCAACAGGACGAATCACACCAGAAGCAGTAATATCTTCCTTTGTGATCTGATAGAACTTCTGACTACCAAGAGCGGTATCAAGAACACGAATAACTTCGTTACCATCAAAATTACGACGAGCTGCTTCCAACATGAAGTTGAGAGCAGGTTCAATCAGTTCCATTTCAAAGGTAGTGGCCTTCTCTTGGAAAATACGTCCAGCAGCATTGTCTAGCGTCTGAACTTCAAAGGCAGTCTTTTCACCGGGACTACGAACACCCATAGCTTCTCTAGGAGCACCAGCCATAAGCTCCATCTGGTCCATCAAGCTCTGAATCTGATTATCAGTGATGATGATAGAGTTTAGATTAGTACCGAGTTCAGCGACATCACCATTCTCATCGATATGAATAGGAACGCCCGGACCCCATACAAACTCCTCCACCTCACCAATGATCTTCAGAGGAGGATGGATCACTAAGTCCATAGCGTCAGCCTTGAGATTCTCAAGATGATCGATACGATACTGCATACCTACCAAATTATCCAGAGGCCCCATAGCCCACAGGTTATCAGGGCGGAATCTCCAACCAACGTGTACGATAGGAGGGAGGCCACTATAGGTAGGCATTTCCACATTACGAAGCTCATAGCTTCTATCTGCAATCGTGATAAGTCTATTAGTCTCAAGCTCACCAGTTACGTGATTATGGAAGTCCCCATAGAACTCAAGGATTTCTACATACTCACCCATGAAGTACTGGTACATATCACCAAAACCATCAGCAGAGAACTGAGCAGCTTTGTTGAAATCTTCTCGCTTATACCCACCAACCTTACTACGAATGAACTCTCGTCTATCTAGCACCTTAGCCAGATAAGCATCATCAGGAGATGTAAGAGCCCTCTTCTTCAATTCACCAAGCGTCGTTACAGATCGAATAATCTTAAACGAGTCTTTGAACGTAGTAGCCAGAGGATTAAATACAACATCTTCGGGGCTGATACGGATAAGACGTGGGCCAATGTATTGAGGGATCATATCCCCTACTTCAGTAGCGAAATTACGCTTCTCATAAGTGACAGTAGCAAACGCATTACCATAATCGATATAGTCGTAGATAAGCTTACTTACTTCAGTTCTAAACTTACTCTCACGGGTCTTGTTCTCCATGTAGGCTGTGATAGTACGAGCCTTCTCTCTCTTAGCTGCATCCTTTGTGTACGCTTGCCAAGAGAGCCATTTATCATTAGGGAATAGAGCACTAAGATAGTTGGAGTGTAGATTATCACGAATCTGTGTGAGCTTAGGAAGGGTAGTAGAGTTCTTCCACGGTAAACTCGAATTACTCGTAGTGCTGGTATCTGTAGCAAACAGGTATTGTTTTAGTTCTAACCAATCAGCCATTTTACTAGCTCGCTGGTTACTATATGTATCCCACATATTACTAACCCAACCAGCATGTGGTTCTGGGGCTAGGATAGCCTGAATCTCGGCTACTGCATCAACCATGTGTTTAAATCCCTTTAGCGGTACTGTACGCCGCCGAAGCGACTACGTTGCTGTCCTATCCCCAGAAATTCCTGAATGGCACTCCCTGAGCTTCTCTGTGGCTTTACGGCGATACTCACTGCTGAGGCAAGAGCATCCTTGATGTCATCATGAGCTGGACGAGCTTGTACAAGTTCTTCTTCAAGTACCTGTGTCCAACCTCCCTCAAAATGCCACATCTTATTGTCGTCATATCTAGCTTCTAAAGCAGCAGCAATACGCTGTTCCTTTGTACCTTCCTGTCTTGTTGGTCTAAACTCAACGATAGAAAGGGTGAGGCCACGTTGCTTCACATAATCTTTAATAGCTTCGACGATGACTACCTGAGCCACAGTCACTTCAGCTTGAAGCTTCTGAAATCTCCATTTAGAATGAAGCTCAGCAATCTTCTCAAAGTATTCCACAATCTTCTTAGTCTTGAAGCGTTCAATATCTAGAACGAAGATATTGGAATCAGAATCAATACCAATCACTACGATAGCTGTCCAGTCAGCTAGACGGTTCAGAGAATACGCAAAGTCAACGGCTGCATAGACATTAAGCCTCTTACCGTTGTAATTCCACTTAGACCCTTCTAAACGAAGGAGGCGTGGATTGAAATACTGGAACTTATCTCTCCCAATCTTATTAGAACCGGGATCATTAGGATCATTGTAATACTGAGCATAGAACTGCGTACTATCACTGTACTCAGCTTTAATACGAGCCAGAGTAGAACGATCAAACCCAAAGGCTTTATTATCATCTGAACGAATTACACGAGGCCAAATGAATACACCATCAATCTCTACAGTATATTCCTTAATTTCCCAAACAGGCTTCCTATCTACTAACTCACCTAGATCAGTGAAGATATCGTAAGCCTGATCTTTCCAGACAGAATAGATATCGTTTGGATGATAGCGTGTCCCACACGCCATAGTGAAACCACCAGCATTACGGATAGAGGTGAACTGAGAAGCTTTCTTAGAAACACTTTCTCTACCATCTTCCGTATAAGCATTCTCTGGCACAACCAAATCGTCTGCTATGACAATATCCGCATGCCATCCAGTAGTATTAGTAGTAAGGCCAGCAGTAGATATAGTCGCATCTCGAATACCCTGTCTACGACGCTCTGTGTGGTCTACAGACATCTTCTTGACAGACCATCTCTCTCTGAGCCCTTCCTGTGGGTGTACATACTCAGGAAAGAATCTACGATAGATGGAAGAGCCAAGGATATTCTGAATAGCAAAGAGCTGAGTTTCTGCAAGCTCCGCCGTAGCAGAGACATACAACATAGTTACTTCAGGATGGTTAGTAATAATCCAAGCACACCAAGTTGCAACCATATGACTCTTTAAATGTCCACGAGGTAGCATGATAAGCTTATTACTGGTTAGTTCCTGACTCTTACCGAAGAGATTATATTCCTGCATCCATCGATAGATATCTCGATGAACTTCTCCATACATATAACCGGGGTTGACTAGTGTAGCAAAGAAGTTCAAATCATTCTTTGCTCGTTCACGGATATCTAGCGCCTGTTGCGGCATACGCTTAATCTGTGCTTCTGCCTCTACAAGCCAGTCTTCCATCATTTCTTTTCAAACCTAGTTGTTGGCTTCTGGTTACTACCAGCTTGCTGAAAGCTATCGTTAACAAATTTAGCCACTTTATTTTTCCATTGGATGCCATTCATACTCTCTGTACCAAAGTACGAACGCTTATCTACAATATTAGTGGACTTCTTTCTACCAGTTGTTTTCATTTGACAACTCCTAGATGTCCCTGCATACGAAGGATGTCAGCTCCAAGTTCTTCACCGATTCGAGACTCGATACGCTTCTCACGATCAATCTCGGCCTTACTCGGCCTACCAGCACCACGCTTATCCCACCCTCGGTCAGCCAGCCATTTAGCAGCTTGGAAATTACCCTGATCGCTAGTAGTCATATCAACGATGGATAGGACAGCTTCAGAACGCATAGCCACTTCAAGCTCTTCACGCCATTCATCGAAATGAACTCTCAGTACAGTGTTCTCAAGAAGGCGTTTCCAATGACGCCAACCAAGAAGATACTTCTTAGCGAACTGATACTCCGTAGGGTCTTCACATGCTAGATAGAGCTTCTTCATGGAAGGATAAGTAACGCCCTTATATTCTTTATCGTCATCATCGAGCGTGAATACAGCATACTGTGTATTATACCCAATCTCAAGGAAGAGGCCCTGTGTTAAGGGCCTCCCCATCGTATCTTTTAGTTTAGACTTATCAACCATAATTTATCCTTAGCTGATGTTGTACGGGTCTTGGGAATTAGTACTACCGTTGAAGAACACGACAGTACCGACAGTCTGACAAACATTCATACCAACCATCCACTTATTCTGTGGAGTTGCCATAGAAATGCCAGTGGTCCAATTGTAGAACGTATTCCCAATAACCTGACCGAACGGACTATAACCGACAACGAGGACAGCATCGTGACTACCAGAATGGATGTTCTGGAACTTACTACCAGTCACCTTGAAGTCAGGGCAATTGGTCAGGACAGCACCACTACCAGCAATAGCAAAGCCATAAGCCATACCAGCCTTGTACACATCACAATTATTCAGATGAATATTCTGGCAGTTATTAGCTACGATGGCAGTACCACGGAAATCCATATGGAGGTTGGAGACGAAGAAGTTGGGGTTTAGGGAGATGCCATCGCCATTGATTTCGATACCAGTACCAACATGGACTAGTTCACCAACATTGATCTTAACGCCTTCATACCAACCATCGAATACGATGCTCTTATTCACACGGGCACACGAGATGTTCGTGATAAAATGATCGATACAACCACCGCTAGAACCTGCGGAACGATCATAGTGAATCCCGTACTGCATCGTATAAGGAAACTCAGTAGAGGTGGTGTCATCAACATCACGATTACCAAGGAAGCAAACATTGTCAATACGACTACCACTACTATCGGTTAGGTGGATAGCACGATACCAAGACTTAGTCCAATCTCCATCGTTATCGATAGTAACGTTACGGATATCACAAAGGACGAAGTTAGTGTTGTTTGTAACCCATCTAGCCTTAATAGCATCAGCTCCACCAGCATTAGTGAAGAAGCTAAGATCACTCACCTTCAGACTAACCTGCTGACCTTCATCCGTACCGCCAACACCCAACACCATATTGTCAGTAGTGAATGAATCAAAATTGATACCACTACTACCATTACGGACTTGGACAATCATGGAGATATTTCGACCGGCACCTCGAAAACTAATCGGTTTGGCTCTGACAGAGATGTCAGCATCAATAGCATACCGACCCGGAGGGAAGTAAACTTCACCACCTTTATTCGTGACAAGGGAGACAGCCCCCATAATAGCAGCAGAATCGCCAGTAACACCATCACCGACGGCACCACACCATTTAACGTTGTCCTGAAGATTCTTCCTACCTCAGCGTTTCAAAATACTGATAGCGGTGAATGGTGGGGGCCTTCTACTTCT